GGCGGGGCGAAATAGGGGGCGTGGGGGAGTGCCGGCCCTGAGTCATGGCCGGGCGGGAACCGCTCGGCACCGGACGGCCGGGGGCAAAGCCCCCACATATAGCAAACGATACCGGGCTCGGGCGCCGACGGGCGCCCATTATTTTTGCCCGGGAGTGCTGGGCCGGATACTTCCGGCCCTCCATGGGGTCTGGGGGACCGCGCAGGGTACCCCTGCGGTGACGGCCGGGAGAAGTGTGTACGCGGGGTGGGGGCCCGGTGGGCTCCCCGCGGGTACACACGCCGGCCGAGACTGAAACGGAACCCCAGCACGACCGCGAGCAAGACCTCACTCGAACGAAAACGGCTACCACGCGGAGGGATGTGTACGGAGTGAAAAGCAACTCTCCTCGAATGTATATACCGAAACTCGCCCAGAAAATAGTGCGCGCCGAAGGCGCACGATGGGAGACTGCGCCCGAGAAGGAAGTCTGGATGTCGCATAACGCCGTACTATGCGACACAGGGTATTTTTTTAGTGCCCCGGGGCTATGCCCACGGGGCTCCTCTCCTGTGTCGGCATAGTATCGCGTTGATGCGAGCATCCTCTTCTCGTTGGCGCAATGGCTACGGCCCGGAATTGACTGGGGCGGGGGCCCCCAGGCAAGCGGGCTGGAGACAGTCTCCCCATGTATTTGGGCGATATACTCTGTCAGGGCGCTTGCGCTCCTTATCGGAGGGGCGCTTGCGCCCCGAACCTTTGGGGTTGACTTGCCTTTGCAGTATCAAGAACAAGCCCGCGAGCGCCGGAGGCGCTGAGCGAAGCGAACCGGACGCAAGGACGGGCGGGCGGTGGGCGCCACACAGCCCCCATGTTGCTTGCATTTGGTTTTTTTGCTATGGTCACACTATATGGACCAAGCAATCAGTGCCAAAATGGCAGACGACCTCCGAAATGCTCTTGATTATATCGATATTCGCCACGATTGGACGCCCTTTGAAGATGTGATCCTCAATTTGCCTCCTGATCGCCGGGCTCATATCGGTCAACGCGAATTTTTGGAGGGTTCAATTCACCGACAAAATGGGCTCCACCCTGGGAATGGTTGGGGTAAAACCTCCGTTTTGGCCAAGAAGCACATATATTTCATATTGAAGCATTTTTCTGATCAAGAGAAATATAAGACGCTCAATGTGGCCATCACTCAGGATCAGGCCGAATTAGTCCAAGATGAAATCATCTCACTCGTGAAGCACTCCGATTTCCTTCGGGGCTGGTTCATCCCTGATAATGGTGTCGTCAAATTCCCTCACGCTCGGATCCGCTATGGCAATGGTGCAACTACCGAATTTAAAACGACCAAGAAGAAAGGTGAGTCAATTGAAGGCAAGCAATATGGATATATATCCGCTGACGAAATAGCGCTCGAGGTTCATTTGGAATTCATTGCCGAGAAGATACTACTTCCCCGCCTCCGGGCCTGGACGGATTCACAGCTTGATTTCTCTGCTACGCCGAAAGGGTACACCGCTTTTTATCGAATACTGGAGAATATCAAACGGGCTGGCGGTTACGTTCGCGGTGGTTCAAGCTATGAAAACCCGCATATTGATCACACGCTTCTTGACTATTTCAAACGTACCTGGACACCTGAGAAGTTTGAGCAGGTTATCGAGGGGAAATTTATCGAGACGAGTGACATGATGTTTGCCTCGCGCGTCTCTCGATTGTTCGATGAGTCGCTTGATTTCGAGGAGGTCATGCCTGGCTGTGAATACATTGAAGGGTGGGATTTGGCCCGTGGTCGTAAGCGTGGCTCTGATTTTACTGTTGGTTATCGATTGAAGAAGGGCGTGCCGTATGTGGTGACGAAGCGTTGGGGTTTTCAATTACCCTGGACCGAGAAAGAAAGAGAGCTTATCAATGCTCAGCAGGGCGCTGTCGTTGAGCGTTCGAGTGTTGAGCGCGAGATCCGCAATGCTCAGCTTGCCAGTGGTGCAGAGTCATATATCGACAGTACAGGTGTTGGTGATACCCTGTATGGTATGGTGCAGGATATTGCCAAAGGGGTGGACTTCCGCGGTGGGCGTAAGGATGAGTTGCTTGACCATCTTCAGGCGGTGATTGATGCCGATTTGATCAAGTCTCCTTTTATACCTCAGCTTGCAGAGCAGATGACCATGTATCAGCGCGATGATAAGCTCATTGCTACCGATGACCTGATGTCTCTTGCCATTGCTTGCTCCTCTATTGATGTGCAGTCATCGATCTCTTTATCAATGATAGGCTGTGATGTGTTTGCGTCCGGCCAGATGAAGCGTGTGTTGCGAAAACAATTCGCATACGCGCGCTAAATGTGTCAATCGAAATCAAAAATTTGCCCTCGGAAAAGGTGTGTGGTATACTCAAATTAATTTTTTTCGCCTCAAAAATATGCCAATTGACTCAACCAATGCCGTTTCCGTGGTCAATTCCTTTATGAAGCAGGGCCAGTCGGCCCGCGATACGCGAATTTCTCAGTTTCAGAAATACGAGCGCTTCATTTTGGATGGTGAGCAATGGGATCCCGGGACTGAGCCAGAGCTAGGCTCTCCCGTGCTCTCGATGAATGAGTCAGAGGACTATATCAACACCTATCTGTCAAAACTTTTCCCCCGCAATCCAGAAAGCGGGGCTCTCGAAGTCGGCGTCCGCGTCCGTGGTCCGCAACGTGAGAAATATGAAATCGAAATTTTAGATACCTACAAACGCGAGAAAATTTCTGCCACTCTTTTGGAACAGGGGCAGAATTTTCTTGTCGGTGGTGACGCTTGCATATACTACCCGCAGGATCCCGTGACGAAAAAAGCGCGTATTTTTTCGATTGATCCAAAATCCGTGTATTTGAATTTTATCGGGAATGAGCTTGTCGAGTTTGCTTTTGTGGATGATATTTCCTCCGCCGATCTTGATTCTTCTGCTCCGAATTTTTTTCAGTCTGCCTTGCGTTTCATAATGGGCCAGACTGAAGCTTCCACCCAGCGCGTGACTTATTGGTCCAAATCCGTGCAAATTGTGAAGATTGGCGATCGCGTTGAAATCCGCAAAAATTCTTTTGGTTTTGTGCCGGCCAGTTGGATCCCGAACCGGCCGAAATCTCACTCCCATGAAGGCCGAAGCGAAGGCAAGGGTCTCTATATGCTCGAACAGTACAACAATGAAGAGCTGTCGGCCGTCGGGAAGCGGGTCCAGGACAACACGAAAGCGCCTCTGGCTGTTTCGACCGATCGCAAGACTGATGACCTCCAGCGCACTGTGACAGAGCGTTCAATACTCCCGCTCGAGAAGGGTGGTAGTGCTGAGTTTTTGAGTTTGCCCGAATCTCCGGAGTTGCTCAAATTCCCTCAATATATCTCGTCAAAAATGGACAAAAAAATGGCCGTTAATGACGCGGTAAACGGCGCCGTTAAATCGAATGTCTCCAGCCTGGCAATGATGTACTATTTCTCTCCCCTGCTCGATCGCATTTCTCTCAAGCGTGTCTACTGGGACCAATTTTTCCGTGATCTGAATAGCGCCATCATTTTGTATGCCGGCGGTACGCCGGCCGACTGTGACACGGATCCAGTTTATCAGTCCACGATGTTGATGGACCGGACGACTGTTATTGACAACGTCGTCAAGATGGTCCAAAATCGACTTATGACTGTACGTGAGGCAATTGATACCCTTTTCCCTTTTGAAAATTCTGCGAAAAAACTCCGAGAGATTGAGGCCGAGTTTGATCGTCTTTCTGCTCTTCCTGGTTTTTTTCCGACTACGGCAAAAGCGTCTCTTAACAATCCGACAGTGCAACCACAATCCCAATTGTGAGTCTCGCTGTGTACGTTGGCGGAGGATACTCCACTCGTTTTCCTAACAGTCTCCAAAGTCCGTGAATGAGGTGCGGACGGCAAGCCTCGCTTTTCCAAAAATGTCCTAGGGTAGAAAAGCAAAATGCCATTTTGACTAGAAAAAGAAAACCATCAAAGGGCGAATCGACGACCTGACCGCGTACACAACGAGGCTTGTAATTTTTAACAAAACAACCTTATGCCCGACCCAGTACAGAACCCCCCGGCCCCATCACCTGGCACGCCTGGAGGCAATCAGCCTGGCAATCAGGATAGCGAAGCGATCAAAGGACTTCAGCGAACCATTAGCCAAAAAGATCTCGAGCTCCAAAATGCTCTCAAGCAGATTGAAGAATTGAAGTCAAAATCTTCTGGTTCTCAAGACTCGGAAGCATTTGCCACCATGACTGCTCAGATCAAGGCTTTGACTGATGTTGTTGGTTCAATGACCAATGCTCAGGCAAAAGAGGCTCTCCGCGTGAAGTACCCCGACATTGTTCCGGATTTGCTCCTTGGAAAAACCGACGCAGAAATCGAATCTTTGGTCCAAAATCAGCGCGCGCTTGTCCAAGCCCAAATCGATCGAGCTCCGATCAGTCATCAGCCTGTTTTTAAGTCAAAAGATGATATTCAGGCCGAGATTGACCGAATCAAGAAAGATCCGAGCATTTCGACCGACACAAAATTGCTTCGTGTTCGCGAGTTGGAAGATCTCAAGCACTCAGAGGAGGTTTAATTTCATTTTTTTTGTAGACTATGCAAACTCAAGGCCAGCCCCGAGTGCGCGAATCACTCGCCCCGGAGGTGGATGTATTGTTTGGAAGTGAGAAGGATTTGTCACTGCTCTCTTTTGTGAATTTTATCCCGTATGGTGAGATGGTGACTCAGGACAAAGTGGAATGGGTGGAAGATACTCTGCCACCTGAGAAATTTGACTTTGTTCGTGGTGGCGCTGGTACTGACTGGGACACGACAAGCGCGACTACGAATCTTCCGGTAGCGACTGCTCAAATTACCAAGCTCAAAGTTGGCGATGTGCTCCAGTTGCCCGCCGGTTCTGGTGCTGAAGTTGTGGTTGTTTCTTCGATCAATGTGGCTGGTCAAACGATTTCCGTTTCGAAGCGTGGATGGGGTGGTACGACCGCTACCGCACAGGGTGCGAGTGGTACGGCTCTCATCATCGGCAATGCGCAGGTGGATGGATCCGATCCAATCGCTGAAACTTATACCGCTCCTACTGAGCGCTATAACTACGTCCAGATTTTCGAAGATTCTCTCGCTGTATCTGGGAAGATTCTCCGCTCGAAGGGTTTGACGCTTGAAGGTGAGCGCGCTCGCCAGCGTGGGCTTAAGCTGAAGCGCATGATTTCTCAGCTCAACTATGCCATGTTGAATGGTGTGCGTGAAAAAACTGGCGATGTGGCGACCTTCCAGGGTTTGCGAAACGTTGCTAGCTCGACCTACAACGTCAATGGCGCTCTGACTGTGGCCAAGGTGTATGCCATGGTTACGCAGATGATGAGTGCTGGTGCATTTCCGCAGGGTATTCATGGATCCCCGGTTGGTATTTCCCGTATCGAACAGCTTTTCACGACTTTCAAGACGGAGGGCCCAAGTAAGGCCAATGCCAATCTGACTGTGACCAAGCTCAATATCATGGGTATCGAGATTGAGCTCCATATCGACAAGCACATGCTTGACACTGAGTTTCTTTTGCTCGACTATTCTCGGATCACCAAGCATGTCCAGGAGACTGACCCAAGCAATCCTGGTGGCTTCTCCGCGTATGTGTTGACCAATAACGGGAAGCAATACAAGGAACAGCTTGTCGGTTACTATACCCTCAAGCAGGTGCAGGCGTCCGCCTCGGTGGTTCGTGCCTATGGTTGCACGAGCTAATCTGTGTTAGGATAGAGGGGGGAGGAATCCCCCTTCTTCCCCTCTTATTCTCTAAACTCTATCAATATGGCAAATTTTGTGCGTCGTCATCCTGATCAAGCTGGTGTTTATCAAGCATTTCTCCGCGAAAAAGGCGGGGTTTCTGAGCATATCCGTATCGAGGGGCGCGAGCTCTATTCTACGGATGACGCGAAAGAGATCGCTTTGCTTCGCGCGGATGAGGAAAATATCAAGGAAGTCAACGATCAGACGAAGATTGAGCTCAACAGTGAAAACGAATAGTGCTCTTTGAGGTGGCACAATGTGCCACCAATTAAGATCACAATTTATGCCCTACACATTTACAGTTATTCAAGCTCAGGTTCGGCTTAAGATAGGCGACACCTCCGCCGATGTCACACAGCCAATCGACGACGCAATCAATTTTCTCTCGAATTTTTTCTCTCTTCAAAAACTTGTTTCTGTTTCTACTGTCGCCAATCAGTCATATATTGCGAAGTCTGGCACGCTGGCCAATCTTTTTGAGTTGGATCGTCTCAAGATCAATTCTTTGGAGTATAAAAAAATAGGTCTTGCCGGTCTCGCCCAAGCTGAGGCTGATGGCGGTAATTATTTTTATGACTACAATGATCAGGTTCAGATTGTCCCCACTCCGACCTCGATTTTGTCGGGGCAGGCATGGGGCCGGTTTGCTTTTACGCCCCTGGCGGGTGCTGGTTCGTCTGATGTGCCTGATCGCCTCGTGCCTTTGGTGGTCATTCTTGCTTCTTGGTTTTATTATTTGGGCGTGCTTTCCAATGTTTCAGTTGCCCGCCAAAAATTTCCGGATGTCACGCCGGATGAAGCAGGCAAAATTGTCTCGGAAGTAAAGAAGCAGTTTGACACCATGCTTGACACCATCAAAAAGTATTTTGTATGAGCCGGTATAAAAAGCTAGATTTTGCCGTCTATGGTGCTGGACAGGGTCACCCTCTGCATGTGGAGGGTGGTTATAATGTCGCAAGCAATGTGCAATTTGATGATAATTTTTATCCTAAACTCTCGCCTGGGTTTGTGTCTCGGACGATCACCTGTACCGATGATAACAACTCGCGGGGCATGGTGACTGATGGTGAGACTGCTTATACTATTATCTATAATGGTTCCACTAACTTCACTGAACTCTGGGTTACGACTGACGGTCTTACATGGACAAAGCGTTTTACTTTTTCCTCTGTTGTTTCTGGGATTGCTATTGCTTTTTATTATCTCAACAATACGCTTCTTGTGCTTATCGAGTCGCATTTGTGCGTCTCTTATGATCGGGGCTTCAGTTTTAGCTATTTTGAAGATGCCGTCTCTCATCTCATCGACAATGATTTGGGTCTTGCATATATGGGTGGGTACTATTATTCCGCGATTGTTTATGGTGGGACTTGGGGGATTCAACGGACGCGCGATTTTGTAAATTGGGAAAATTTTTATAATTTTGATTCTCCTGTCGATGATTATCCTTATCTGATCCCTGCAAATGGTATTTTATATGTCTATTATGCTGGTCAAATAGGCATGATTATTGGTGGTGAATTTGTGACTTTTTCGAATGTTCAGGCTTCCTCGTTTATTTCTGACGCTAGCTTCGGTATTATTTTTTCTCAGTCTGTTTTGGGGCTTACTCGGTTTTATGTTGTTGAGGGTGGCGCTCCTCGGCTGGCGCGTATTTTTTCGGGTATTTTTGATCCGGTGCCTTTTGCGATTTATCGTGGTTTTGTTTATTTTTATGATTTAGCAAATGGGCGAGTTTATAGGGCCGATACTGAGGGCAATTACTACTACGTTGAGACTCTACCTGCTTCCTATATGTCGGCTTCTGTTTGTTTCAATGATATTCGACTTTATCGATTGCCTCACTCTGGTACATTTGTGACTATATATCGGACGAGTGATTTTGTTTCATCTGGGACGCTTGATTCTGGCGTCATGAGCTTGGGCGAGTTTGTACCAAAGCAACTCATCTTGCGTCATAAGCCTCTTCCTGCTGGCACTTCGGTCAAGGTATATGCCGATTTTGACAAGTCCGGTTCCTGGGGTTCTGCGATCATAACCTCTGCTACGACTGGCGCTTTGAAGGAAAAATATACTTTCACTAATTCGGCCGTCCGTGATTTTTTTGCCTTTCGTGTTGAGCTTTTGACTTCTGCGCCTACTGTTAGTCCTTCAGAGATTGAGCTCACTTTCCTTTATCAGCCTCTTGGCCTAGAAAACTCACAATAATATGCAGATCAATTTTGGTGGACTTATCAGCGCGGTGGATCGTATAACTAATTCACTTGGTCGGATTGCTTCGTCTTTTGCTATGGTCACAGGCGAGACGGCCCCTAAATTTTGGGTCACTCGTATCACCTCAAATCAGTCTGTTGCCACGGCTAGTCATACTAAACTTCAATTCAACTCTAAAAAATACGATTCTGCTGGAAATTTTGACTTGACGAATTATTATTTCGTTGCTCCTAAAGCTGGCTTTTATCATTTCGACGCTGGCGCACATTTTACGACTTTGGCCGATGGCAAGCGATCGATTATTTCGATTTTTGTCAATGGTTCGGAGGCTTGTCGTGGAAATGATAAGGTGCAGGGGGCCTCTTCGGATCCGACTGTGACTGTATCTTGCACGCTTTTTCTGAACGCTTCCGATCAGGTGGATGTGCGAGTATGGCATGACAAGGGATCTAATTGTGATATACAGCTTGGTGACTATCTGACTTATTTTTCTGGTTTTTTTTTAGTTGATCAGGTCGCCGCCCAGATGGTTTTTGATCTCTCGGGTGTGGAAAGCAGGCTTGATACTGTCAATAGTCATTTGATTTACCATCGTGGCATGGGTATTGCTTCCTACGACGACGTTGCCCGTAGCTGGAATGCTGGCACTTACACAGAAACCTGGACCTTCAAAACGGGTGGGAGTGGTGGGACGACAGTTGCCACTGTGACCATCGTTTATGATGACGCGAGCCGGAGTAATGTTGTCCATATAACTCGAGTATGAAATGCGCTTTCAATCCGTTTACTGGTATTTTTGAGTTTCTTGAAGATTCTCTGACTGATCATGGTCTTTTGGCTGGTCTCGGAGATGATGATCATACTCAATACCATACCGACGCCCGCGGTGACGCCCGGTATAGTCTACTGGCCCATGGGCACGCTCACAGTGCTCTGACTGGTCTGACTTCTGGTGATGACCACACTCAATATACTTTGCTTGTTGGCCGGAGTGGTGGACAGACGATCATTGGCGGGACGGTTTCGGCAAATAATCTCACTCTACAATCTACGAGCCATGCCACGAAAGGCAAAATCATCCTCGGGACGCTCTCGGCCTATGATCAAGCAAATGATCGTTTTGGCCTTGGAAATACTGCCCCGACAGAGAAATTAGATATTACCTCTGGCAATATCTTGCTTGGTTCTGGCCATGTTCGCAATGCTTGGGCGGCGGGGGATATAGTCATGCACCACGTGCAGTATGCTGATGGTTCGCAGTATGACTTCGGCATGAAGTTTAACTCTCGGACGCTCTCGCTTTTTGCCAAGGCTCCCGACGGCAATCCTGCTGTACAGGTACTTGTGGGAACCACACCAAGTATCGTCTGGAATGTACAATCTAATGCCACAACGACGTATAAATTCATCATCGGCACTGATAATTCGTCCGCAAATTTTCGGGCGATTGCTGAGCTTGGTGATACAATATATAGTGGTTTCAAGGTTTCTTCAAACTCGAGCTATGTTAATATCCCCTATCCTGGTACACAAGCGGAAAGTGGGTGTTTGCTTACTTCGCGCGGTTTTTCTTTTTCGACAGATGGCGCAGTCATATCTACAAATTATGCCACCTCTTTTGGCATTGGTGTTGCCATTTCTCGCTCGGGTGTATCATGTATCTCTGTTGGCAATGCTCTGGGGTATTCAATCCTGGTTGAGTCTGGTAATGTTGGGCTTTTTACTTATCAGCCCACCAAAAATATTGGTATTGGTGGAAATTCGGCCCGTACAATTGGCCTAGAGCGTCATACCACCGCAAATACTGCTGGAAATGCCCTGACAATTAATGCAGGAGGGGCTACAGCCTCCGCTACGGATAAAAACGGCGGACAGCTCATCCTACAGGGTGGACAGGCTACCGGGACCGGTGAGAGCGGTGTGACGCTCCAGGGATGTGTTGCCGGCGCTACGGGTACGGCGGATCGGAGTTTTCAAGATATGGTCAAGGTCCTTGGCGACAAGCTCGGTTTTTACAATTCGACTCCTGTCACAAAACCGACAGTCTCAGGGAGTAGGGGAGGCAATAGTGCTCTGGCTTCGCTTTTGACGGCATTGGCAAATCAGGGCTTGATTGTGGATAGTTCGACAGCATAAAAAATTAATGTACAATGTCTATGTATGACGAAATAAAAAGCTACCAGAAGAAAGTTGCTCTCGGTAAAGCTCAGTTGGTTGCCTCCGATGATGGTTTGATCGTGCTTTTCCGTAAAAAATATGATCCGGAAACAGGCGCGGAGTTGGAAATGCAGGCCATGTCTACCACGACAAAACAGGCATTGCTTGACGAAATCGCGGAGTACCAAGAAAAAATTGACACCATAAATACTTTTATCACTCAAAATTCTTTATGAAACGAGACCAGAAACCAGTTGTGCAATTGACTGATGAAGAAATCAATAAGTTTCAGGAGGAGAAAAAACAGGCTCGCTTGCGTGCGTTTAGTGTTGAATTCGAAGCTTTGCTTGCGAAGCATAAAGTTTCCCTTGCTCCTTTTTGTGTTGTTCGCTCTGGCTCGACTGAGTTTTTAATTGATGTGGTTCTTAATTGAAAAATTTTATGTTACAATTGAGGCGCCCGCTTTTGAAGAAGTTTACTATGACGCAGAATTTTGATACGAAAGTATCTTATATGCGATCTGGTATACACTCAGGCATTGATTGGGCCTGCCCGAAGGGTACAGAGCTTCTTGCCTGTTTCGATGGTGTGGTGATCAAGACGGAAAATGTTTTGATAAATTCCGGCTATGGTCGTGCGATTTGGATTCGTTCTAAGGCTGATCCTGGTTTTGTTGCTCTCTATGGTCATGCAAGTCAAATCTTGGCAAAGGTTGGCAATGAGGTTAAGGCTGGCGATATTGTTGCGCTGTCTGGAAATACTGGTTTTGTTCTTGGTGCTTTTGGCGGTTATCACCTTCACTTCGGCCTGCAACTAAACGGCCGATGGGTGGATCCGATTCCCTATTTTGATGGAAATGTGACTCATGTTCCTGTGATGGATGACAAAAGCTATATTGTCAAGCTGGGTGACTCTTTGTACTCTATATCTCAGCGCATATATGGTGATGGTTCCAAATGGCAAGCAATTGCTACTAAAAACAATATCTCTAATCCGAAACGCTTGCAGGTCGGGCAAGTGCTAATCCTTCCGTGATATGCCGTGGCTCTTTGGACTCCTCCGGGCAATTCTGATGAGCCCTCGCACTCAATTTTATCTGATTCTTTTTTTAATTTCTAAACTTAAAAAATATATGTCCCCAGAAGATGGAATGACTCCCGCTCAATTGCCTCAGACTCCGAAAGAGCCCCTGGCTCTTCCTCGCGGAAGTGTCCGCGCGATCTTGACGATTCTTTTGACTGTTGCTTTTTTGGCTTCGTATTTCTTTCCCGATCTGGTGCATTTTCCTCCGCAATTGATGGATATGTGGCTCTTTGTCCTTGGCTATTATCTTGGTTTTCGTTCTGATAATAACCCACTCCCCGAAATTAAATCTTGACTACATAGAAAAGCCCTTATTTTTGGGGCTTTTTTGCTATTGACAAGAATTTTTTTTCCTGTATACTTGGGGTGTAACCAACCGAAAAGATACTGTTCGAAAATAGTTTTCGCCACGAACTATGAAATCATTTTGTTGCAATCTTTCAAACGCTCCGCCCTAATTTGTAGGGCGCTTTTGCTTTGTAACCCTTTTTCGCTTGTATATGTATGAAAAAAAGATGTTTTCTTTATTCACTCACTTTGTCAATTTTATGGAAGAGATCATGCCGAGTAATCCTATTGTTCACGAAAAGTCTGCTCCTATCCAAGAGCCGGAGAAATTTACGCCCAAGCCCTACAAAGCTCGGTTTCTCAAAACGCAGGCTTACCGACTACCCGATGACGCCAAGATTCACTGTCAGGATGGAACGAAACTAGAGGGCAAGGCTGGTGACTATTATGTGTGCCTTGACAACTGTGTGGAGATGGTCTTGCCTGCTGATCTCTTCCGCAAATTCTTCATCTTTGATCACGAAAATTATGCTTAAAGATAATTTGATCCTTGCCTTGTCTGTTTCTCTTGGTTTTTTGTTTTCGATTTTCTATCGCACTTGGCCTCCTGAGCATTTTGTTTTTTTGTGTGTTTCGATTTTCTTTATCTATTTTTTCCATACTCGAGCGACACTCGTCTCTCGATTCCGCCCCGAAAAAATGGATCGAATATCACTCAAAAACTCCGCCTCACGCCAAAAAGTTGTTTTCGTGAAGTACCTCAAAAAAATGTAAGAAAAAAAGATCTATGGAAAAAATTGCCTCCAAAATGAGGAAATATAAAAAAGGAAATGTGTCTACTCCTCCGCTTCCTGAACGTGTCAAGGTGGAGGCGTCATCTGACTCCCCCCGCCAAGATGTCGTGTATCAGAAAGTGACGTGTCCTTTTAGTTCTCGTGCTGGTGCTCCGGTGTATTGTAATTCTGGGTGTGCTCTCTATCGGAAAAACAAGGTTGATGGCTTTAACTGTCCTTTGACCGAGTTGGATTCGATGAGTTGGATCATGCGAGGTAAACCGCAAAGAAAATAATATATGTACCAAGAAAAACTGTGCCCGAATTGTCCTCAAACGCATTATTGCGAAATCTGCCTCTATAATTATTGCCAAGACTGTGCAAAGCAGGTTATAGTTAAAACCAGAGATGGCCACAATGCAATTTTCTTCCAGTGTCCTGATCCTGTGTGCCTCCATGCTGATCCTGATCTAATACTCATCGAACATGATTTCATCCCATCAAACTAGCTCGACCGCTATCACTGCCCGGCGTGTGATAATGCAAAAGGCGGCGAACCTGTACGAACGCAAAACAGGCAAGCTCCTTTTGTCCTATCAAACTCCTCCGGACTCTCTAGTCATTGAAGCTATCGTCGAAGTCATCGACGAAATGAATCTTGATTTTTCTCGTTATGAAGGCCAGGCCTAAAGTCTACCGCGTCATGTATGTTGCCAAGGTTGGCACGCTCTTTTTGACTGGTGAAATCCATATCCAAAGTGAAAAAGAGAAATGGGAAATTGACCATGAAACTATTCTTGCCGTGCATATTGACAAACGCAGTGGAGGCAATGCGGTTTTTGATCGAATCATTGACGCAGAATTGATTGAGTGATATACTGGAAGTGTCATGAGTTTTTATCTTACTTTTCTCATGGCCCCTTTTTTGCAAAAAAACCCTGTGGCGGGGTTTTTTTGTGTCTTGACAGAATTTTTCTGCATGATACAATCAGGTCACGGCCGAAAGAAAAGAAAAGGAACCGAAAAGAAAAGAATCGATCCTATTCGTATCTTTCGTTTCATTTCGATTCGTTTCGACCGATACGATACGAATCAATCAACCAAAATGGAAAATGAAAACTCATCGGTCGCTTGTCTCGATACAAATCAGACAGACCCGATCGAAATCAAAACACAGATTCAAAATGCCGACGATATACTCTGTCCATCCCAGAAAAATTGCATGATCTGCAATTCTCCGGCTTTTTTTGCCGTGAACAAGTGGCGCCGGGCCGGCAAAACTCTCCGCGAAATCTCTGCACTGCTCAAAGATGAGTTTGAAATGGATGTGAGCAAAGACGCCGTCAATCGGCATTTTCGCCGGTATAATGAGCTCATGCGCTCTGAAGTCTCTGTCATTGCTTTCGAAGAATTCAAGCGGGAGTCAAAGGATCTCGCTACTCATCAGAAAGAAACTCTTTTCTTGATGTCATTTGCTTTTCAAGAATTGCTCCGACGCATTGAAAATGGCACGCTTCATATCGATATTGAAGATTATGAACGCCTGACTAAAATGTACTATCAAGTGCTAAATAACCCATCTCAGCCGGGCGATCTGCCTGATGTGGTGGAATGGATGGTCCGCGCCACGAAATACCCGAAAATCAATCAAGCCAGTCTTGATCTGCCTTCGAATTGATTTGTATTCGCCTGCCCCCGGGGGGGCGGGGCGAAATAGGGGGCGTGGGGGAGTGCCGGCCCTGAGTCATGGCCGGGCGGGAACCGCTCGGCACCGGACGGCCGGGGGCAAAGCCCCCACATATAGCAAACGATACCGGGCTCGGGCGCCG